CTTGAATTCTGTTGATTTTTGCATTACGGAATTCTACTCTTACTCCATACTCAGTATCACACTCAGCTTTGAAGTTACCTACAGTAACTTTCATTGGAGATCCTTGAGAACAAAGTTTTTCAGTAAAACCTACTACACCTTGTCTTTGGATTACTTGACCTGCAGAAAATCTGTAGTCAGTATTCCCAGCATCAGTTTGATAAGCCAAAGCAAAGAAAATTTCTTTTGGCATTGGAGAAGTAGTTGCATCAATAGCCAAGTTAGTAGCTGCATCAAATGCACCTAATTGACCAATGTTCAAATCTTCTATAGCATCTCCTGCTGGTAAGAGGTCACAGTCTGTAACTGGTAACACTCTAAAAACATCATTGTTACGATTACTCATAATTTCTAGTTATTTAATTAAACAATCTGATTAAAACCTAACTTTCCTGCCTTAAGCTGAAAGTCTGAAGTTGGAACTTCACTTGCTGCAAGCATCACTGCTATATCAACTATCTCTCTGTGTACATGAGCTGGGAGGTCACATTGCACTGTACCTGTCAAGATAACCCCACTTAAGTTTGCATAAGATCCTCCACTGAAGTCTTGTGCATTATGAAAGTAAGGCCATGTTCTGATATATGATAGTTTAGCTTCATCTATTGTAAAAGTCCCATCTGTAAAAGATTGAATACCTTGGGTTGTATAAACACCATTGACTTCTCTCCATTCAAATGAGGCATTATAAAATGCACTTTCTTCAAACAAATCTCTGTGCTCTCTAATGTATAGTACAGCTTCTTGAGATTTGCAATTCTTTTTTGATAATCTTACTCTACATCTTACAAAGTACAAGTAATTTGTAGGCAAAGAGATTATATTATTTACCACAGGAGTCCAAGTCCCAGGAATAACAATACTCTTAATGTCATCAATGATTCTCTGACTAGATTCAAAACCAAGACCATTTTCAGTTTTAGGATTTGACACTTTTTTAACAAACAGTTCAGCAGCCTCATTTAGTAACCAATCAATTTCAGGTACTAATAAGTTTCTGTTCTTCTGACTATCTATTTTATTAAACTTCCTTTTGAAGTCATAGTGCATTTCCCTAGTGGTCATAGCTCTTAGTTATTAATCTTAGACAATATCATCAATTTAATATCCTGATTTTCTTCCTTAGAAAGGTACTCAGCTACCTCTATTTCATCAATACCTAAAGGAGAATCCATGTGATAAATTCTTTGTCCTTCTTTTCTCAATACTGATTTTTGTAATGCTTCTAAAACAAGAGCATGTGATGCTAATTGTTTCTTATCTAAATTCAAGTATCTTAAAAATTCTCCGGCATCTTTTTGAATAATCTTATCTAATTCTACAGCAACAAAATCTGCAGATTGGTTCTTCATATTCTTACCACCTAATACTAAAATAAGTTGAATTTTTCTTTCTAAACTTAATTTAGAAGCTTCAATGATAGCAGTATTCTTTTGCTCTACTTTACTTGCCAATACTTGAGCTTGTTCTGCTTCATCATAAATAACATGAGTAGCTTCTGGCCATACACCTTGCTCATACTCTGCCATAGAATTAGCCACATACTTACTAGCTTTCATAATTCTAATTTTGATAAAGTCAATGGCATTGTCTGTATCAAAGAACATTGTGTTGTTTTCTAACTTAACTACTGCCATGTTAGAATCCCAAAATGGGTGTGGGGCATCTGAATTGTACTGATCTGATAGATCATACTTAGTCCCTTTTTTAGTTAACTCTTTAATGTCTTCTGCAGTTAACCCTGTGGCATACCTCATAGTATTACCATCTACTAATGCTTGAATTTTTTTTGGTCTTGTAAAAGACTCTTGACCTGTTTTGTTGTGCCATCTTTTTGACTCAATAGGTCTTACTTCAACTTTAACTCCCATAATTTTTTCTCTTTAAATTAATGAACTTGTTAATTACTGCTTATTTTTTAGATACTCCACTTTTTAAAATACCAGCATAAGCTTTTGCATCTTCTGAAGTTTGTTTAGGGACCTTAAAATCAGGTCTAACAACAGTAGGTTTGCTTGGAAGATTAGGAGACCCCTTCATCTTACCATCATCTTTTACTTTTTTTGCCATAATAATAAAAATTTAGTTATTTCTTTTACCACCAAAAGCTCCCTGTTACAGGAGCTTGTTAGTAGTTTTATATAAATCTTAGTTACGAGATAAGATTAACTCTCCACATTTAGTGATGTCATGGATATGAATACCACAAGACTTCTCAACATGCATTTCATAGTATGAACCAGAGTGAGCAGAGCTACCTCCATTTTTAGGACCATAAGGGCCATACATACCTTCAACATAAGTAAATGCAAAACCATCTTTCTTGCACATGATTTTGATGTTGCTATTTTTAGCTTCTCCTGAGAAGTCTAAGAATGTAATTCTTTGTGACTCAATAGGGAATCCTGTAACCTCATCAATTTCAAAGTTAATCTCTCTATCATCATAAAGAGGATTGTGGATTAACTCAAGAGATGCACCATTTGCCATGTTGTATTTCACAAATTGGTAACCTGCTTCAAGGGAATTAGTGTGCACTGAGTTAGTCACTTTATTAGTGTAAACTTCAATGTTTTTAATAAACCCTGATTTGTTTTGCCAATCTTGGATAGCTCTGTGGAATTGTAACATACCATACTCTCCTGTGAAACCTTTTACTTGACGGCCTTGACCTGGTTTAACTCTTGAATAGAAAATATCTTGTAAGTACTCTTCAATTAACTTAGCAGTCAAGTGAGAATATCTGTGAATATGAGAATCTTCTAATTGCTCTTGAATACCAGGACCCATTCTTACTGGTCTACCATTAGCACCTAATACAGTATCAGCAGATCTTGAATACCAATATCCTCTTTCTACTTCTCTATACCATTGTTGCCAATATTCAACCTCAGCATATCTCATCCATGAGTTATGATAAGCACCTTTAGAATCAGGAATAGCTACTGCTAATACTTCAGTTGAAGCATAGTCAGTAATTCTGTACTCTTTTCTGTACTTAGACATTCTATTACGGAAAGCAATAGGTAAGCTGAATACAGTAGAACCTGATTGTTCTGCAGCTTCTTCATATTGAGAGAATAGTTTACCCCATTGTTGTCCTGGATTCAAATACTTAACAGGCATAAATGCTTGTGGGTCATCTGAGTTCATTCTAACAGTATAAACTGTTCCATCTCCATGTTTCACACCTTGATTTTGGATTCTTACTTGGTATTTCTTGTTAGAAGTACCCGGCATGATAACATCCCCTGGTAAATACCAGTTCTCATCAAGTTTAATTTTAAATGTTTTTTTGAATTTCCCTGGAGTATTGTTACCCTGAGCTTCAACATTTTCTACAACAACTAGAGGTCTAGTGTTGGCACCTTTCAATTCCCATTCCCATTCTGTGTTACCAATAGTTTCTTCAGTCTTGGAGTTACCCATCAACAATGAAGACATTGGGTTGTCAGAGTAATAGTTCTGAGCAGAGAAAAGTTTGTCCATTTCTCCTAAGATACGGTGTGGTTTAGCAATCAAAGCTGCTCCCAAATGGGATTGCTCAGTCATGTTGGCATTCCACTCCATCTCTTTTACAAGAAGTCTACTTCCTAATGTAGCCATTTCAATTTAGTTTAAAGTTAATAATTGTTTTTAAATATTTAGTCTATCATGTCCCAGACTGCTTTCTTCTGTGGTTTGTGACCTCCACTGGATGAACTTGTTATAGTTTGTGTCTTATCAGCTCTCTGTATCTCATCTTTAATACCTCTTGCTACTTGAGTTTGTTTCTTTCTTTCAATAGCACTAAAGTCAAAATCTGATTTTAAGAGTTTAGCTAAAAGAACAATCTTGTCTTTATCTGCCATAACCTTAAATAGGTCAGCTTGCATTTCACTTACAAATCTACCATCTTGTAATTCTACAGTTGGCTCTGAGATATAAGTAGGAAGAATTGTTTTGTCTTGTTTAGAGATTGGCAATCCACCTGCATCTTCTAAGCTGTTAATGTGAGTAGTGATGTTAGTCTTATACTCTCTAGCAGCTTTCTTTTTATTTTCTAGAATTTGCTTTTGTCTTTCAACTTGACCTGCAGTTTCAGCTTCCTGTTCTGCTACAATCTTATCAAAAGATTTTTTAGCTATTCCTTCAAGTTTGTCTTTTTCTTTTAAGAATTCAATTTGAGCATCTATATACTCTTGGTCATGACCTTGATTTCTTAAATCCATAGTGACAGCAAGAACTTGAACATCTTCATTTTCTATGTCACTATTTTTATTGATACCTGAAGTGGCATGTTGTACCATCTTACCTAGTAACTGTCCTACATCTCCACCTTTAGAAGCAAACTTAATAAGTTGTTTTAACTCATCAGGTAATTCTTTAATAGTAGCTTCAACTTCTTTTTCTAAAGCTGCTTCCCAAGAATCTTCTATTAGATTTTCAGCATCTTCATCTGATAAAGGTTTTTCAGGGTCTTCTTCATATTCTACTAAACCTCTTTCTTTTAAAAAAGATAAAGTAGCTTTTGGAGTTCCTGCTACAGGTTCTACACTTGCATTACCTTGTCCTCCTTCATCTTCATCATCATCTTCTTCTGAAGATACTTTTGAAGTTGGTGCAAAAGTTTCAAATTGTTTTTCAATTAACTCTTGCTCTTCTTTTTCTTTGGTTGCTTTTTCTTTAGCAGCTTCTACTTTAGCAGGATCTTCTATATCATCAGTAGTAACTGAAGTTATAACATCCTCTTTTAAATTAGTTTCTCCGAAGAAATCATGTTGTTGAGATGCTTCTTCCCAACCTCCAAATTGATCAATGGTTTTCTCTGTTCCACTCATAACTGTGACAAATTTAAGTTTAATTATTTAATAAATTACATTTCAAAAATGAACTCTTCTCATTTAAAATGTAATAGCTTTTATTTTGAATTTGCTCCTTTTTGAGCTAATTCTTTCTCTTTTAATTTATTTTTTTCTTTGGCATCAGAGATTTGAAAATCTAGTTTTCTATTTTCTCTTATTTCTTTTGACCTTTGAATTTCAGCATCTACTCCATTTCTAGCTACTTCAAGTACATCAGGAATTCCATCATCATCTACATCTTTATTAGGATCAAATCCCATAGAGAGCATAGCTTGTTTTTGAATGTCTTTGTTTCCTTTAGCTTCAATCTCTTCCATGTTATTAGAATGTTCAATAGACATCTTTTCTTTCTCCCAATCTCTTTGTTTTTGTTCAGACTCTGCTTTAGCTTTAGTTTGAGCTTGAGCATTTTCTTGTTCTCTTTTAGATCTAAGTTCTTCAGACACAAGTAATGCTTCTTCAGCTTCTTGTATAGAATCTTGTTTAATGACTTTAAGAACATCAGAAAGTTCTATCTTTTGGTTCTGCATTGCAGCATGGGCAAGTTGTTGAATAGTTTGTTTAATTTCTTCTGACATAGAAGAGTCTTCCATAAATAACCCTAAAGTACTTTCATTTAAAAGGTTAACATCCATCTGCAACATTTCTTGTGACATATCATCAAGAATGTAATTAATGAATTTCTTATCAGAAGTAGAGTAAGCAACTTTAGCTAGATCAATTAAACCTTGAAGTACATTTCTTTTAATACAGTTATGTAAGTCAAAGTATGGCTCCAGCATGTGTGAAGTTTGTACAAGGTTTTGTTGGTTATTAGCAACTCTTTCAGACACAGAAGTCTGCCCTAAAACAGGGTCAGTAATACCTACTGACTTACCACATTTTTGTTCAAGGTAATCAGCAAGTTGGATATACTTCTGAATGTCAGAAGCCAATGAAAGGTCTAGTGTTTTAGCAATAGTATTAACATCACTTTGGTTCATTCCTTCTTCATCAGGATTGTACCACATAAAAGGAGTACTTTCAAAGAAGTACTGCCATTTCTTAAGGTCTATCCCGGAGTCAGTAGGAATAGCATTGATGTTCATTAAGATTTTTTTACCTTTATCTGAAGCAAGAAGTAACTCAAGTCTATACATTACTATGTTGTAATAGTACTGATAAACTTTCATTCTATCCATTACAGATGTAGGTTGAGAGTTAGTGTTATCATAGATAGCACCATAATAAGGTAAAGTGCATTTGTAGATGTTGTCTGGGTCTTTAAATTGACCTGGAACAGGTCTCATTTCTTTATAGATATGCATACCTATTTTATACCCTTCATATACTTCAGGAATCCATTCCCAGGTGATTTTAACATCACCCATAGCTTTATTGAGTTTATAAGACTCATCTACCATAAACTTAGTTTGAAGAACTCCATCTTCATCAATGTAATCTAACCAACCTATTTTTCTAAGGCCTTTAAATACACAATGTAAAACTCTGATTGAGTTTTTATCTTCATAAGTTAAATACTCATCAAAGTTAAATAGATTATCATGTACTCTTTGAGTAATGTGATGATTGTAGTTTTTCCAAAGAGTATCTATTTCTTTATCATCTAAGTCAAAGGTTTGAACTATCTGAGAAGGATGCATTCTATATTCTGCTGCTGCCCATTCTCCTTGTTCAATGTAATCAAGGTCTGAAGCTTTATCACAAGAAAATCTAACAGGGTTTACAACTTTCATTGCTGGTTCTCCATTGACTATTCCTAACCAATATACCTCATAAGCTGAGATTAAACCATGTTTCCAACCATTATTAAATTTCTTTCTTACATCAAGTTTTTTAATAAGAGCATTTAATAACTGTTGTCCTTGTACTTCAGCAGGGTCTCTGTGATCTCTTTTCATATAGGCCCTAACTTTATCTGGAGTTTTAGCTTCAATTTCAGCTTCAATTTGTTGCTGTATCTCTTGCATCTCTTGTTCAGTAAGTTCTCTGCCTTTCATCTCAGCTTGATACTTAGCTTCAGTTTCTTGTTTAATAGGAGCCATTATAGACTCTATAACAAAATCTCTGATTCTATTAGTTTCTT